CCGGACAGCTCGTCATTGCTGAGGCCAAGGGACTGGGCAGCCTTGGACACCGCGGCAAACAGGGCCTTTTGCTGCTCGATCGGCACACCAGCGGCCGTTGCGGCAGCGGTGAAGCTGGCGAAGGTGGAGGCGAGGGTCTTGAATGAGAGGCCGAGCTGATCGGCGAGGCCACGGGCAAAGTTCAACGCACCAGCCGCGCCCTGTTCACCAAGGCTGTTGCTCAGCTTGCGGGTGATGGTCTCCAGTTCGACGGCAGCCTGCACCGATTGCCGCAGGAACTCACCGAGGGCCAGCGTGCCGAATGCGCCTGCGAGGCCACTGATTAGCGTGGTCGTAACCCCTAGCCGTTGGTCCAGTCCCCTGAAAGCATCAGCGGCCTGGTTGCCGGCCCGTTGCGCTTGAGACTGAAAATTCTTCAGGGCCTGCTGGGCACCGGCCTGGTCGACCTTGATGCCGAGTACGACCTCGCCGAGGGAGTCTGCCATGGCCTAGCTTGCCGGCAACCTATGGCATGACCTCAGCTCTTGCCGCCGTCGCGAATGCTTCCGTCACCTTTGACGTAGCAACGACCGGCACCGTTGTCGATCCCTTCACCGGCAACGTCCTGCCTCGCACCGAGACCGTTACGGTGACGTGTTACCTGCGGCAAGGTTCACCGGCGATCACTGACCTCGCTGGTGTCAACGTGGCCGGTGATACGTTCTCAGGCTATGCCGTGGCACCGCAGGCACTCGATGCCAGGGTGGTGCCGGGCACGCTAGGGACGCTGACGTTTGCTGGGCAGACGCCGGCCCGTTGCGTGGTGCAGGAAGCCCGTGGGCCGTATGGCACTACCGGCCTGATCGGTTCGACGCTGCAGCAGGTGCTGGGCGACAAGCTACAGATTGTGCGCTACCGGCAGCAGGCATGAATCTGACAGTCACGACGACATTCAACCCGGGCAACATGGATCCATCGCGGTTCATTGCCCGTAGTGCCGAGATCCTGCGGGCCTATGACACGGTGATCTTTCCGGCGTTTAAGGAGGAGATCAAGGCGGCACAGTTCAGCTGGCCGCCAATCGCGACCCGTCGGCGTAATGGCAATATTGTCACCAGCCCGCGAGATATTGTCGACACGGGCGATTTTCTTAGCTCGCAGTTCCGACGGCAGGAGGCCCCGCTAAGCCTGAGGCTGACCTACACATGGGGCGGCAGAGGTACGGGCGTCAACTATGCCGGCTACATCCTTACCGGTGTGCGAGGCAAGCGCTACCCGGGCCGGGATTGGATCAAACCCGTCTTCACGGATCACCCCCTCGATCGGTTCTTTGCCACGAACTGGCGGCGGCTTGCAGGTGCTCCCAACAAGCCACCGCGGGCCTAAGGTCAGGAGACCGTAGCGACCGTCAGGACCGGCGCCGTATCGCCCGAGCCGAACACCGACGCATCGTCGATCGTCACCGTGTCGCCCACCACGTAGTTTGTGCCACCGGCGACGATCGTGACGGTTTGGATCACACCCGACCCATTGACGGTCGTGGTCGCTGTTGCCCCGCGGCCCGACGCCTGGCCGGCCTTCGGTGTCACGCACACCAGCGGCACCGCTGAAGCCGCAGCCGCCAGGCCGCTGCCGCCATTGGTAACGGTCACGGTTGCGATGGAGTTGCCCTGCTGGTACTTGTAGTAGACCCCGTAACCGTTGAGGGTGCCCGAGACCTTGGCCACATTGCCGGCCTGAATGTCTTCCGACAGGCCCGACACCTGCACGACCGCCGCGAGAATCTCCGGATCGTCGCTACTGCCATCCGTCACCGGCGATTCGCGCCAGATCTGCAGGCACGCCCCGTTGGCCGACTCCAGGAATGCCCGTTCCATCAGCTTGTAACCGGCCGAGGTGATGTCCATGTTCATGCCAAACGGCATCGACCACGAGTTGCCCGACACCAGCTGCTTAGCAAAGCCAGCCTCACTGGCATAGTCGATCGCGTTGACGGTGTCAGAGTTGGAGGTGACACCGACGTTGTCGATGTTGATGATTTCGGTCATCGTGGACCGGCTGGTCGGGATGGCGCTGGCCGTAGTGCCCAGCTTCACCCAGAGCCGGTAGTCATAGGCGACGAAGAAGCCCACGGCAAAGGATCCAGAACTGACCTAGCTTGCCCTCAATCGGTCAGCACCTCCCATGGGGTCGGCCGTGAATCGGCATGAAGGTCAAAGCCCAACACGTCATGGGCGAGGCCCTCGGTGGCCCGTAGGGCTTCCCTGAGCACCGCGGCGACCAGTTGATCCTCGACCTCATCGATCGCCGCCTCAACCGCTGGTCGTTCACCCCATACCGGCAGGCTGGCCTTAAGGCGGTCCCGTGCGGCGATGACGGTACGGGCGAGGATGCCCACCTCTGAGTCGCGGCTGCCGCGGGCGCTGAGGCCAGCGGCGAGCAGTTCGCCTCTCATTTGGTCTCGCGCTTGCCGTAGCGTCAGCCCTTCACCCATCAACCGCCTGGCGAGGTTGCCGAGATGCTGGCACGCATCGGTCGACCTGATGCCATAGCCGTGATCCCGCCGCCAGTGGGAGCATTCACCCTCGATCAGGCGGGCAAAGATCGTCGAGAATCGGCCTCGGGCAGGGTCCCAAGCCCGGCATGCCTTGATGAAGGCAAAGTCAATGCACGAGAACACGTCCTCCGCCCGCATGTGCCGGTAGCGGTTGACGTAACGACGACCGAAGGCCTTCACGAGGGCAATATGCTCGACGTACATCTCACCGCAGCGCTTGCGTTCCGCTGGGCTCAGCGGTTCCGCAAGGTGGCCTTGAGTCCTGCGGCGCCGTTGCGGTGCTGCTGGCTCAGGTTCCAGGAGCTGCAGCTGCAACCGTCACGAGCGCACTGCCCGGATTGTACCGCTGCCCGTTTGTGCTGTGCTTGTCGTGAGGCAGCCGAGGATGCCAACGAGGGACGGTAGAGCGGTGAGGCAGTTGCGAACGATGGGGGCACCACCACCGCGAAACTCAACGCTCAGCACGTCGATCGAAGCTGACTTCAGGTCAGCATTCGGGATCCCGGGGATCAGCTCATTGAGGCTGGCATTACCGGCGGTCAGCAGGGCCGGGGTCGTGAGCAGCTCATTGGCCAGGTCGAACGTGGCGGTCTTGACCGGCCCGGGGATCACGGCATTGGTGTAGGACCATTCCCCGCAGGCGGCATCAGACCGAGGCCAGAGGAGTGCCTGCGTGGTGGTGGCCTTGCTGCCGATGTAGCCGAGCTGGTCTAGGTATGCTGTCGCCTGGATCAATGCCCGGCCCTTATCGTCAGTCGTGGCCGTGGACCATGCCAACGTCCCAAGGCGATATTCCGCGATGGCATCCGCATCAGCCACCGTGAGGTACGAATTGGCTGCAACGCCGCCGGTCGTGGCATCAACGGTGACGGTCATTTGCGCGACTTGCGAGCCATGGCGCCCTAGATCGTTGCCCTAGCTTGCCCACTCCTTAATCGCCTTGTCCAAGGACAGTTTCCCGTCGATCAGGCGCTGGCCTAGCTTCTGGCCGAAGATGCTGCGGGCGGTCTCGGGATTGTCCTGGATCCAGCTGCTGACCTTGGTGCCAAACCCAATCTGCTCGGTGCCTTGATCACCCGTCGCGAAGCGCTCATCAGCAACACCAGCCCTGACGTATGGGATCAGGTAGCAGCGGCAGTTCAGGTGCGGGTCCAGCTTGCTGGTGCCGTCGAAATACCGGCCGGGTTCCCCGAGCTTGTAGCGGTTGCCGTCGAGGCCGACACAGATCGGGCAGACCCGGGAGTCCAGGGTGGCAGTCCACACAAGGCCTTGCGCATCCATCCAGACCGGATCAGCCTCGATGGCATAGATCATCTGTTGCGCGAAGCTACCGGAGGCATGGACACCAGACCTGATGGTGGCCTCGACGCTGTTTTCGATGACCCGCACGACGGCCGAGTCGTATTCAGCGAACACCTCACCGCCCATCATGGCCAGCCGCTGGACCTTATCGGCGACGAGTGCCGGGAGGCTGACGGTGAGGTTTTCGGCTAGTGGCTTGCCGTTGACAATCGCGGTGTTGATGATCTGCGCCGGCTGGCGTGCTGCAGCAGCGGCGCCGGGTGCGGTGAGGGTACCGCCTGCGGTCTCGACCATGCGACGGGCGAAGGCCTGCTGCTGCTCGATCCATGGCGCCAGCGATTCCTGCAGGTCGGCCAGCAGTGGAGCTCCCCAGTTGAGCTGCACCTGCCGGGCGATGGCTGCGGCAAGGGTCGTGAGCAGCTGCTGACGGCCCACGGTGGTCTCCAGGAGGCCCGAATCCTCCACCTGCCGCCTGATGCGCGTTAGGACCGGCGCGAGGGACTGCAGGGCCTGCCTGATGGCACGATCTTCGGTCTTGCGTTGCCGGGTTGCATTACGCAGGAACGCCTCAACCTGTGCGTCAAGATCCGCCGCCATCGGTCACCTCCGGCGGCCATGCGTCGGCATCCGGTTCGGTGCCAGCGAACACCCTGCCGCCGCTGCCGTAGGGCACTGAGAAGAACCTCAGGGACCGCGGCAGGACCGGCAGTGCGCAGTTGACGTAGAACCCAGGGAGGGGCGTGGGTGGGGTGATCTCGTTGCCGTCCTCGTCGTAGGTGCCCGGGATCGTGACTTCGCCGATGATGTCGAGCGCCCCTTTATGACCGAGGCTCACCAGCTCGCCGTCGTCGTCGAGGTAGCCGGCACCACCGGCGGCATCATGGGCGGCCTGGTGATCGGGGAAGCGGAGGGTGTAGTGGCGCATCACTGGGTCATCGCTTGAAGGTTGGTGTTGGGGCGGCGGGACTTGAGGATTGCCATCTCGCGGATGTAGCCGCGCAAGATGTTGTCGCTTCCATTCTCAGAACCGATAAAGATGCGATCAACCACAGGCATCGTGGCAAGATTATCAGTGCCCGTGATTACCCCATTGCTTGCGCCCACAACGTCATTGGTCGCAAATGCAATTGCAGCTTTGACGCCATTTTCTGCAAAAAAGCTGGGATACCATTCAGCTTGGATTGTTCCACCTGTGGAGATGACGTTGGCCTGACCGCTGGAATAGTATGTCTGTTCGATCCTGTTGGCTGACGTGCCATCACTGGCCTGCCATGCGCGAGGGAACCCTGACGGCACCGCAGACAGTCTCCTGATGTCGCTGTAAACCGTCCCCGCCGCCTGATTCCAGATCCCCGCAAAAGCCGCGCCAGTGATTGACGCCACGTCCGCCGTGCTGCTGGCGGTGAGGGCTCCGGTGGGGACGTAGGGGGCGAGGGGGCCGGTGTTAAGTTGGGCGCCCCAGATGTGATGTGTACCATAACTGTCAGATGTATTCCCAAAGACGTTCAGATAAATAATCGCCCTGAGACCCGTGTGGGCCGTGCTGGTAACTCCAGTCAGGACGCAACGATACCAGCCATTCCCGCATGGGATAATGTGTGCCGATGGTGTTGCCCATGTAACTGCCCCGGGTGATGTTGTCAGGCTGAATAGGTTGTAATTTGACCTAAACTGATTCGCGCCGTTTTGATCAGAAACATACAAGGCGATCCCGTTCGCTGTCGCTGTGCCGATCTTGACAAATACCGAAAGCGTATAGGTTCCCTGCGTTGACAGCGCAGGATTTTGCCTCAGGAATCGCGTTGCTGTTAGGCCATCACCAGCGACCGGACCAAACGTATCCGCCGTCAGCGTTCCATCAGGGGCAGTGACGGTATTCGTATTGACGGTGAGATTGTTGTTTGTCCATGTGGTCGCAAAGTCTTGGCTTTGCACCAAACTATTCGTCACCGCATCCCACACCCGCCAGCCCAGATTCGCCCCCGTCGCCGGGTCGTACTCGATGAACGGCACATTGGCCGCAGGCTGTACCAACACGCCCGAGCTGTTGAAGCCCCAGGCCGGTGAGCTATTCGTGAAGGTGATGATCTGAGATCCGCTGATCAGATCCGTCACCGTGCCGGTTCGCACCGGGGCGATGTGCCAGCTCGGCACCTCTCGCGCCGCCAGCCACAGTCGGTTCGCGGCAAACCTCGGCGCCAGCAGATAGGGTCTCATCAGATCTCGATCGTCCGCAGCCGCACCCGATAGCCGGTCCCACTCGCTGGCGTATAGGCGCCGATCGTCTGCAGCTGCCCCCACAGGCTCGTCACGGCACTCGCCAGCTGAGCTTCGGCATACACAAACCGCGCCTGGCTGAACAACGTCGAGCCAAGGTCTTCTGGTGTACCGAAGTCCGCGTAACCCATGTAAGCGTCACGATCAGCAGCGACCAGATCAAAGGCTGCATTGTCCAGAATCGCGGTCGGGCTGCTGCTGTAGAGATGCAACCGGAAGCCAGCCATGCCCGACGGTACTGCAGCCACATTGATCATCAATTCAGCAGCAAACACGATCAGATCCCCGCCCCTCGGGCCGACCTGCGTGAACTCATGGATCGCACTCGTTGCGCTGCCGACCACATCCAGGGCCGTGTATGCCGTGGTATCAGCCGGTCGGGTGAACTGCACCTCCGACCGGAACCCTTGCCCACGGGCCTGAACCGTTGAATCCCCAAAACCCCTACTGATGACCATGCTCGACCTCAACTGCCCGCTGGCCTAGCTTGCCGCGCACCTTTCGCATCCGCCGTTGCGTTGGTGGTTCCTCCATGGCCTCTGCAATGGGCAAGGCCCCAGAAGCTGCCTGAGCAGCCTCCAGGGCCTCACGTTCCCGCAGCCGGCGCCACGCGAACATCCCCATCAGATCCGACGCAGCAGGACCGTAACCACCATGTTCGCCACGGCGGTCGTGGTGCCGGTCACATCGAAGCTCAGCCGATCACCGGCCGCCAGCTGCAGGTCTGCAGCGGTGCTGGTAAGCGCTGGGCTCTGGACCGTGTTGATGGTGCCTTTCAGGTCGATCTTGGTGGTGCCCAGCAGATCAGCCCCTGCGGTCAGGGCCTGAGTGCCGGTGCACTTCTTGATCGTGGCCGACACGGCACTACCGTCGGTGCCGAGGGCACCATGCACCTCGTGGATTTCCAGAACCTCAAGCGGCTCCGGGGCGATGTAGAACAGCTGGTCAGCAATGCTGCTGGCCTGCGACAGGGTCACGGTCAGATAGTTCTGAACGGCCTGCTCGAACTCACTGGGTTGGGCCATGGGATGGATTCCTCAGAAGTTGGGGTCAACGGTGCCGCGAACGACGCCGATGTTCTTGATCTCAAACACCCGCTCCCAGTTGGCAGCGGTCGCCAGCGTCGCACGGGTGGGATTGACGCCACCGGTCGAGACCTTGTAGCGGGTGCCCATCACGTGGAACAGGTTGTGCCACGTCACGGCCATCGCATCGGACTGCGCCAAGATGTCGCGGTCGGTTTCGGTGTTGATCCCCTGCTGGAGACCAGTACCGACGGCACCGGGAGCGAAGAAGTACACTGCCTGATCGGAACCGGAGACGGTCACGTCATCGGAGACGATCACCCGCAGACCCATGTAGAACGGGACTTGATAGTCACCGGCATAGGCTGCAGCGACGGAACCAGCAAACGCAGCCGGGTTGGCAGCATTGCTGGTCGCGGCAGTGATCCGGGCCTCAGCCGCGGACACGTAGTCGATCGCCCGACGCTCCACCAAGTCGTAATACGTCTTGGAGTGGACGCAGACGGCGGTGAGCTTGTCACCTTGATCACCGAGCAGAGCACGGGCCTGCGCGACGTGACGGGGAGACAGGGGCGAACGGGTACCGCTGGTGTCGAAGGTCAGCGATTCCAGGGCGGCGCCGCTGTTGCTGGTCAGTGCCCCGAAGTTGCCTTCAAGGGTGGCCAACAGGTCCTTCTGCTGCTGGTTGGAGATGTAGGCCGCAACCTTGTTGCCGATGGCTGCCATCGGGTCAGACCCGGCGGCCAGCTTGGCCAGTTCACGCGATTCCCAGGCGCGGCCGCGGTGCAGCACCGGGGCGACCTGCTTATCGGCGCCGATCTTGGAAGGCGTAAGGCTGGTGGTGTCGGTCAGCCGCTCGGCATCGCCCGTCAGGTCGGCGTCCCAGTTGGGCACGGTGACATAGTCGCCACCTTCATTGACGTTCAGCACCTCGGCGGCCTGAACGACACCAGAGTTAAGGAAGTCCGACCGGATGGTAACGGCCTCCTCGATGTACGGAGTGAAAATCTCCGGGATGATTACGTCAGAGCGCAATACGGCCATGGGATTGAAGCAAGGGGAACATGCGGCCGCAGGCCAAGATGGGCAGCCGCAGGCTCACCCTTTAGCGATAGGTTACCGCTTCGCTGCAGATTTCAACTGATCGTAGAGCGCCCGATTGGTGCGGAACAGTCGCCCTTGCTCGGTGAGGCTGAATGTTTCCTTGTCGAATGGGTTCACGGTGCCGGCCGGGATTCCAGAGGGAGCGCTGCCGCCACCACCAACCGGGGCGCCACTGCCGCGAGGGGCCGGAGCCTTGAGCATCCATGCCGGCAGGTTCGATTGTGCCCAGTCCTTCACTGGGGTCCGCTGGAGGCCATCGACGACGACGACAGACCCATCGGGGTCGCGCTCGATTCGATCCGCGGGGAGCTTGAGCTTGAGGACGGCATCAGGGTCGTGCACCAGTTCGGACAGTGCCGACACCGCAGGCGACACCAGCTCCAGTTCTCGGACCCGGGCCTGGAGCCGTTCAGCCTCGGCCCGCAGCGCTGCCGTGTCGCGGTCGTACTGCTCCTGGAGCTGCCGCTTGGCCTCCTCGTATTGGCCGGCAGATTCAAGCTTCTGCTGCTCGTGTTCCTGCCGGAACCGGATCAGTTCTTGAACGTCGACACCATCAGGGACGGCATCGGCCTTGCGCTTGGCTTGCCGTAGCTCACCGATCAGCTCTCTGTTTTTCTCGGTCAGCTTGGCGATGGAGTCTTGAAGGTTCGCATCATCAGCCGCAGGCTGTTGCGCGTTGTTTTCGTCAGACATGGATGAGGCCGCAGGCCAGGGACCGCCTAGCTTGCCCGACAAAAAACCCCCAGAGTTACCAGCTCCGGGGGTCGGTTCACCAATGAATCCACCACGGGCAGTCTAGGTCAGCTGGCCGGCTTCTCTTTCTTGGGAGTCCAGGTGTGGCGCGGGTTGCGGTTCTTGGCCTGCTGCTCGAACCGGATCAGCTTGATGGTGCTGCCCTCCTTGGCCAACACCACATGGCTTTTCGTCGGATGGTTCGGTGTGCGCTTCGGCTTGTTGTAGCCCTCGAACGTCTCGCCCCGGTACTCGATGCTCATTTGCGGCCCCGTGGCTTCCGGGTCTTGCCGGCCTCGGACAAGGCAATGGCGATGGCCTGTTTACGGCTCTTCACCTTCGGGTTAGCCTTGCCCGTGCCGCCAGACCGGAGCGTGCCAGCCTTGTACTCGCGCATGACCTTCGTGACCTTCTGCTGGGCCTTGCTCGGCTTCTTGGCCATCACGCACACCACGAATGCCCTAGTTTTCCAGCCTCAGCACGGCTTGACCGATCGCTTCGATGACTTGCCGGCAATCGTTGAGGTGGGGAAGTAAGGCAGCTTCTTCGGCTTCTTAGGTGTCATCTTCTTCGCCGGAGCCTTCGGTTTCTTCGCTGCCATTCTCATCCACTACAGGCCCTCTGAGGTTACCTGCTATCCGATCCAACGCCTGTCCCTGCAGCTGCCTCGTGGCCTCCAGTTCGGCGTCAACGTCGAAATCATCAACGAACACATTGCCGGCCGCCAGCTGGATCAGCAGCGTCTCCTGCGTGATCTTGCCGGCCTGTTCCAGCTTGAACAGGGCCTCGATCTCGCCCGGTTGGAGTCGTGCCGACACAAAGTCCCGGTCGACCATGGAACTCCCACCGTCCTGGCCCAGGTAGAGGCCATGGAGGCGCAGGCAGTTGTCGATCAGGTCCTGCAGCGACTGCGCCACCCGCATCAATGGCGCATCCCCTTGGCTCCGGTCGATCGCCTTGGCCACGCCTGATTCCTGGAAGCCCTGTTGGCCCAGGATCGCGGCGACACCTAGCTGGTTGATCTGCCGTTCGATCTCCTCAAGGTGCTTGAACTGGTACTGGTAGCTGTTGCCTGCGGGTTCGACGTACTCCAGCCGTGCATCAACAGGCAGCACGGTCGCCGATTCCGGCCCGCCTTCGATCTCCTCCACCGATGCCGGCACGCCATAGCCCACGAGGCGCGGCACCGCGGCTAGGTGGAGCTGGTTCGATAGGTCGCTGCTGCGCTGGTATGCCTGCAGGTTGAGCCATGCGATCTCCTCCAGTGCCGGCTGGGACTGGTAGAGGCCAGTGCGGCGGGCATAGCCGACCGCGAATGGGATTTCGTCCAGTGTTGTGGTGCCCTCGGCCACAAGGTCGAACGATGTGCCCTTGCTCGATTGCTTCCGGTACACCCGCCACCGGCCGGGCTCGAGGACTCGGACCTGATCGACGATCTCCTCACCGAACTCGCCATAGGGCACCGTCAGGCGCTCGAATAGCCGGAGCTGCGTGAGACGTTGCGTGCCGCCGATGGTCTCATGGCGCCATCCGATGATGTCCCGGGGGCTGTAGGCGACCCAGTAGGGCCGACGATCGCCAGCGGGCCGCGGCTGGCCTCCAGCAGTTGCCAGATCAGTTTCATCGGTCGGGAAGTCGACCAGTACGCCGACGTGGCCATAACGCATCATCGTGACCGCGAGCTGACCGGCGAAGACCTGCAGGTTGTTACCTTGCGAGTCAACGTCGTAGAGGTGCTCAAGCATGACCTCCGGCGTACCGTCGAGCCTGATCTCCTTGCGCACCAGCATCCCTGCTAGGCGCTGCTCCATCCCGTCGTAATAGGGCGGCAGGACGGAGAGCGATAGGCGCCGCTGGTAGGCGTCGGCTGATTCCTTCTCCTCTGCGGGCAGGTACTCGATGCCAGTGGCGCGGATGGCGAGGGTGCCACCGACGAGGGTTTCAGGCAACCGCCATCGCGGCTCCATCTGTTGCCATGCGATGCAAGGCTGCTCAACGTTGAGCTGGTTGGTGCCCTGCGTGATCGTGGTTGCCCCGGCGATCGTGCCGCGAGGCGGTGTGTAGGTGGCCATGGCCTAGGTTGCCAGCGGTAAGCCCATCTGCTGCGTGCCGATGCAGGCCGGTGACAACCACAGCCGCTCACGGCGCCCGTTCAGTGAGTTGACGCTATAGCCTGCCCCGCCGCCAGCCTTGCCATCCACGACGCTCCACCCATGGCCTAACAAGGCGTCGTGCTCAGTGTCATAGCCGCAAAGGATGACACGTAGGTCCCGCGGGGCCGTCAGGCACCATTCACGCACGGCAACGGCAATACCTTCCGATGACTCGGCATACAGATCGCCAGAGGTGGCATAGGGCGGATCTAGAAAGATCGCCCGCGTGCCATCGCCGCCAGTGCCGCTACGCGTGACCGATGGCCTTACAACGCGCTCCCATGATCCGCAGGTGATGCGCACCCGTCGAAGTCGATCAGCAAGCTGCCCCATGTACGCCTCAAGCTGGCCTTTCCCTGCATCCCCAAGGTGAGGCAGCTCGCGGTTGACACCTTGCCCCGCATCCCCAAGGTGAGGCAGCTTGCGGAGGTGACCGTCAACCACCCGCCACGGCCCCGGCCCAAACGGGTCGCCAATGCCGCAGGCCAGCACATACAGCCACCACCCGGCCGCCTTGGCGTCGTGGGCCTCGGGGTCGCCTTCCAGCCATGCCACAAGGTCAGGTGTGCGCCGTTCCTGAAGCCAGGCGAGGCGGGCGTGATAGTCAATCTCAGAGACTGGCCCCCATGCTGCAGCGGCCACAGCATCGGGGCTCAACTGGATTGATCGCCAGGAGTTGACCAGCCATCCGTCGGCGTCGTTCAGAGTCTCAACCCTGCGGCTTGTGAAGGCAGGCCGTGCCAGCAGCACGGCGGCTGATCCCGCAAACGGTTCAACGTAGCCCGCTGGATCGCCGAGAGCCTGCCAGATGCGTGATGCCGCACGACGCTTGCCGCCGAAGTACGGGAAAGGAGCAGCCAAGGTCATTACCTGCGCCGCTGCTGGAGGGCGGCCAGGTCCAGCGCTGCACGCCACGACTCATAGTCGCCGTAGCGGCTGCTGGGGCTCCACGGTTGCCGCCAACGCTTCAAGGCGCAGTCGGCGACGTTGTCCCAGTCGAGGGGGGTCATGGCTTGAACCCAGCGGGTGATGCGACCTTCTGTCTTTCCATGGCGTTGATGTCCTGAACGGCCACCATGCACTTGGCCAGAAAGATCCTGGTTTCGCGGCTGAGTTTTGGGAAATCGGCAATGACCTTGCCAACCATCTCAAAGTTCCAGTCTCCGAGCTTCATCCGATCCTTGAGCGAATGGCACTGCTGACAGCAGGGCACGCATTCGGTCCCACCATGCCGCTTAGGCACCGGGAAGTGGTCGCCCGGTGCGCTCCTCGACGTGCTGTAGATGCTGTCGCAGTAAAAGCAGGTCCTCTGAATGCGGTGGCCCATCACGCTGCCCTCCGGCGACGGCGTACCCAGCGGGTCAGGCGCACGGCGACCACCAAGGGCCACAGGGCCCCAGCGATCAGTGACGCGGTCCATTCCTCCCACCGTCGTGCCTCACGGGGCCGCACGACGCTCATCGCGGTGAAGGCTGCTGCCCAGCAGTAGATCTCAAGCATTGGGCGCCTCCGGCTGGGGGATGGAGGGGAGTTGGTGCCAGGGGCACATCGGCGACCGAGCCCACACAGTGCCGTCGTTACAGGCGGCGTACATGCTGTCGAAGGCGGCGGTCATCGCCGTGACCACGCGGGTCGGCGCAGGCGCAGGCGGTGGGGTGGGCTGGGCGGTTCGGGCGGCAGCATTGCGGCTCCACCACGGCTGGCCGGGAACGACCACGTCGTAATGGGCGTATTCGCCTTCTGCCGGCCCTTGATACCGACCCGTCTTGATCTTCACGTCTCCATCCCCATCCGCATCCTCCACCGTCGGCAGGCGGTCGGTGATCCATTCGGTCATGGTGCATTGGTGAACACCCCAGCACCATAGCACCGCAGACCCACCCCAGCCCACCTAGTACACCCTGCGCATTCCCCGCACCACACGCCCCGCACTGCCGCGCTCCACGGCATACCGGCGATGCGCCACATAGCCCAGCGCATCGGCCATGTGGTCGTGGCCGGTCTCCTTATCCGGCAGCCCCTTGTCGTCGTATGCCTGCAGCTCCAGGCTCTCGATCGTCTTTTTGCACCTCGGATGAATCCAGAGGCGGGTCTGGCCGTGGCCGTTCTCGAGTAGTGCCTGCACGGCCGCGACGCGGTCCCGGATTGGTGGGTTGGCCGCGGGTGACTGGTTGCTGATCCCGTAGCTCTGCAGGATCGCCACGTCTGACCGGCTGGAATTGGTCGAGCGGTTCGCACCCGAGGCGTCAGGATGGCCGAGGATCTGCGCTCGTGGGTAGCGACTGCGGATCTCCTGCCCCATGGCGTCGGTGTCATGGGCACCGGCGATCTCATCCCAGACCCACAGCTGCCCTTTGCGCTCGACGGCCAGCACGGCATTGCAGTTGCCGACGTTGAAGTCACAACCCATCAGCAGGGCCTCATCGTCCAGGTCCGGCTCGTCGAATGCGACGACGTGCAGGTCCCGCCGGAAGCGGTCGT